AATCCCCTCTGCCTTTCCTGCCTGTCCGTCCCCGACACAGTCCGAGCCGATGCTGGACAGTCCCTTTAAGACCCGTCCTAAGCCGATAGGCTAACGATCATGACCAAGATGAATAAGAAGCTAAAGGGGACAACGACACCTCGGCTGCATTCTGTACCTCTTACGGGCAAATCCAGAGTTTCAGAGCTGGTGGAGATTGCAAAGCTAATTAAAAGACCCTTGATGCCTTGGCAGTTGCATGTAGCTACAGATTTATTAAAAATTGACGCTAAAGGTATGTTTGTAAAAAAATCCAGCCTTTTAATCATGGCAAGACAGTGCGGAAAGAGCGAATTTGCTCGTATGCTGTGTTTAGCGCACTTATTCCGTTTTGGCAGCAAGAATGTTTTAATTATGTCCTCTAATAGATCAATGGCCTTGACATCGTTTCGAGAAATGATTTACGACATTGAAAGCACACCAGAGTTGATGGCAATGGTCAAACAAATACGCCATGCCAATGGCACTGAATCAATAGAGCTGTTAAGCGGTGCTCGTCTTGATGTAGTAGCAGGAACGCGAGATGGATCGCGTGGTCGCACTGCCGATTTCTTGTGGATTGACGAATTACGCGAAATTGATGAACAGGGTTTTACAGCTGCAACTCCAACCACAAGAGCGCGTCCAAATGCCATGAGTCTATTCACATCAAATGCGGGTGATGCCTTTAGCACAGTGCTCAATAACATGCGCGAAAAGTGTTTGACAAATCCGCCTAAATCCCTTGGTTATTATGAGTATTCTGCCGAGCAGTATTGCAAGATTGACTTTTCACCAGCCTTTTGGCAACAAGTGGCAAATGCTAATCCTGCCCTTGGCTACACAATCACAAAAGAAACAATTGAAGAAGCCATCTCAACATCTAGTTTAGAAGCTACAAGAACTGAGATATTGTCGAGCTGGATTGATGCCTTACAAAGTCCTTGGCCTATGGGTATTCTTGAAGAAACATCTGATGCCACATTAGAATTGACTGTCGGTGCATACACAGTATTTGGTTTTGATGTTTCTCCGAGCAGACGCACTGCAAGCCTTGTTGCTGGACAACTTATGCCAGATGGTCGCATTGGCGTTGGTATTTTGGAGCAATGGACATCTCAGGTAGCTGTGGGCGATTTACAAGTGGCCGCTGGTATAAAGGCATGGTGCGATTTGTATAGACCAAGGCTTGTTTGCTTTGATCGGTATGCAACTCAATCCATTGCAGATCGCTTGACTCAAAGTGGTGTTGTTTGTGCCGATGTCTCAGGTCAGCAGTTCTATCAAGCCTGTGGAGATTTGCTTAATGGCCTTGTCTCTCATTTAGTGGTTCATAATGGGCAACAAACTCTCATAGATCAAATGAATAATTGCAGCGCGAAAGTCTCGGATTCAGCTTGGAGAATCGTAAAGCGTAAATCAGCAGGCGATATCAGCGCATGTATTGGACTTGCAATGGTTGTAAGCAAGTTGATGCTTCCAACACCTAAACCCCAAATCATTGTTTAGACAGTTCGTGGCGTGTTGTCTAATTACTTGACAAATGCTATACTCTGTGTCTATGGGTATATTTTCGCGCACAGTGTCACCTCAAAAGAAGCCGACTGTCGAAGCACAGTATGCCCCTACTATTATGGGGGAAAATCTTAACTCCATAGTAAATATGATTCTGCCGCGTGTATCTCGCAACGCTGCCATGTCCGTCCCTTCCGTAGCTAGATGCAGAAACCTTTTAAGCGGTGTCATTGGCGGTCTGCCTCTCAATCTTTATCGCGTTTCTACGGGAGAAGAATTAGGCAATCCAGTTTGGTGCAATCAACCTGCACTTAATCAACCACGATCTATTACGATGGCATGGACAGTCGATTCATTGCTCATGTATGGGGTAAGTTACTGGCAGGTAACAGAAGTTTATGCCGAGGGGGGTCGCCCTTCTAGATTCCAATGGATTCCAAATGTTAAGGTAACTTTTAGCACAGATTTAACTAACACTAATGTTACACAGTATTACATTGATGCTAAAGCTGTACCAATGTCAGGTCTTGGAAGTTTAATTACATTCCAAGCATTTGATGAGGGCATTCTCGAACGCGGATCAGAAACTATACAAGCAGCAATTGATTTGCGTAAAGCAGCAGTTATTGCAGCTGCAACTCCAATGCCTACTGGTTACATCTCCAATTCGGGTGCTGACCTTGATCCAAAAGAAGTTCAAGGATTGCTTGCTTCTTGGCGACAAAGCAGATTGAATAGATCAACTGCTTATTTAACTTCTACTCTTAGTTACAATGTTGCATCGTTTTCACCTAAAGACATGATGTATGATGAAGCACAACAATTTTTAGCAACTGAAATTGCCAGATTGTGCTCAATTCCTGCTTACATGCTATCGGCTGAAGCCAACAATTCCATGACTTATGCAAATGTTTTGGACGAAAGAAAACAATTTTATTCTCTATCACTAGCTCCTTATGTATGTGCAATAGAGGATCGTCTTTCTATGAATGACATAACAGCAGCAGGAAATGCTGTTCGATTCGATGTAGATTCTTCCTTCCTTAAAACAGAACCAATGCAGCGATTGCTAGTTATTGAAAAAATGCTGGCACTTGGCTTGATTACTGTTGAGCAAGCGATGGAGATGGAAGATTTAACACCTAACGGAAGTAATGGTATCCAATGACAAATATCCTAACTTTCTCGTCAGAGCTAACAGCGAACCTAGAGGAACGCACCATCTCAGGCAAGATAGTCCCACAAGGAACAGGCGAAGTCGGTAACACCTCAGCTGGTAAAGTTGTATTTGAGAAAGGCTCAATTGCACTTCCAGATGATCCTAAAACTATTAAGTTACTCAATCAACACGATTCAAGAAAACCTCTTGGAAAAGCAACAGCTTTCATTGAGCAAGCAGGCGATGGGATTTATGCATCGTTTTCTATCAGTCGTTCCCAACGGGGTACAGAGGCTTTAATTCTGGCTGAAGAAGGTTTGCAATCAGGTTTGAGTGTTGGAGTTGAAGTTATTACATCAAAACAAAAGGGCGGCGTGATGCATGTCTCCGCTGCTCGCTTGTTTGAAGTCAGCCTTGTTACAGAGGCAGCTTTCAAATCAGCACAAGTCACTGATATTGCAGCTGAGGAAACCCCAGTTGTAGAAGAAGAAAACCCACCAACAGAAAGCGAGGCAGTCGTGGAAAATACTCCCGATGTCGCAGCACCAGAAGTTGAGGCAACGGCTGTCGAAGCTGCTCGCCCAACTGTTAGCATAACCAATGTGCGCGAGCGCGTTGCACCAATCACATCAGGACAGTACCTAGATGCAAGTATCCGCGCAGCACTTGGCGATACAGAAGCTCGCCGTAAAGTTTTGGCAGCTGACGATTCAACATCAACAAACACTGGTCTAACACTTGCACCACACCTCAACACATTCTTGACAGATACATTCACAGGCCGTCCAGCATTTGAAGCCGTTACACGCGGATCACTTGCAGGAATTACTGGAATGTCTTTCACAATCCCGCGCTTATTTACTAACGCCTCAACAGCAGATGTAGCTCCAACAGTTGCAGACACAAACGAAGGTTCAGCTCCATCAGAAACAGGAATGACCTCCGTCAGCGACACAATAAATATTGACAAGTTCGCAGGCCTAAATGAAGTGAGTTTTGAGCTCATTGACAGATCACAACCTGCGTTCCTAGATTTGCTTATGGCTGAGTTGAGAAAAGCGTACGAAAAGGCATCAGATGCTGCACTTATCGCCAAATTTACTTCAGCAGGAACACAAGCTACTTCAACAGCTGCAACAGCAGCAGGACTTCAATCATTTATTGCAGTTGAATCAGCAGCAGCCTATAAGGGTACTGGTGGCTCATTTGCTAACAAGCTAATTGCTTCCACAGATCAGTGGGCAGCAATTAACGGCTATGTGGATGGTTCTTCACGACCTCTATATTCAGCACAAGGTCAGACACAGAATGCTTCAGGTGCAACAGTACCTACAGCAGTTGTAGGTAATGTTCTTGGCACTTCACTTATTGTTGATCACAACATCACAGTAAGCGGCGTTGTTGATGAATCTGCTTTCCTAGTTGCTCCACAATCTGTCTATACATGGGAATCCCCACAAACTGAACTTCGCGTTAATTTGCTAGGTACAGGTCAGATTCAAATTATGCTGTACGGCTATCTCGCATTGTATTGCGGTAATGGCAAGGGCGTACGCCGCTACAACCTAACTTAATAAGTTAGAAACTAAGTCGCTCTGAGGGTCAGTAGCCCTCTGACCCTCAGAGTCTTTAGAAAGGATTGAAATGTCACTTTGCACAGAAGCCGAATTACGCGCCGCACTTGGCGTTGGCAGTCTGTATTCGTCAGCCACATTACAAACAACATGTGATGCAGCAGATGATGTAATCCTTCCTATGTTATGGGCAAATTATGAATTTAATTCAGCTCATAGCAACACAACAACTGAAGGCACTTTATATTTTGATTTTGACATAACAAATGTTTTTTATGTAGGTCAAGTTGTTACTATAAGTCAAAATGGCAGCCCTTTTAATGGTTCAAAAACTCTGACAGCTGTCGGAGAAGATTCAATTACCTTTGCAGTTACTGGCTTACCTACTGCTACTGTCAAGCATGCCGCTGTTCCTTTTGGAAAAGTTGCTGGCACATCCAATGTCGATTGGACAGCAGATTCAGCCGTACAAGAAGCAGCTTTAATGATCGCTGTTGATATCTGGCAAGCCCGTCAAACCACAAGTTCAGGCGGCGTTGCTGTTGATTTCCAGCCCTCACCTTGGAAGATGGGTTCAGGACTTCTTGCAAGGGTACGAGGTTTACTCGCACATACACTCGATCCGCGTTCAATGGTTGGGTAGGCCATGACAGTTGCTATCACTACACTTAGAACCACACTTGCCACAGCGTTAGTTAATAACGCCAAATGGCAAACATTTGCTTACCCACCAGCAACAATTCTTGCCAATTCAGTCATTGTAAGTCCAGATAATCCGTACCTTACTCCAAACAATAATAGTCGTAGCACTATTAGCCCATTGGCAAACTTTAAGCTACTTATCACTGTTCCTCTTTTTGACAACGAGGGGAATCTTAATGGCATTGAAGATGCAGTTGTAAGTGTGTTCGCACAACTTGCAGCGACTTCATTGGTCTATAATGTAGGCGCAGTCAGCGCACCAAGCGTTCTCGAAGCTCCATCAGGCACACTTTTGAGTTGCGAGATGTCCGTATCAATACTAACAAGTTGGAGTTAAATTATGTCCGATAACGACAAGGCAAACGCAGATTGGCTCGTGCGAATCGGTCAAGCTGCAACAGCACCAAAACCAGTTACTAAG